GTCACTCACTCACAATTCACACGCATATAAATAGCGCAGAATAAGCGCGTAAGCGCAGATTTTGACCCGAGATTTATTAAATCGAGGTTCTTTTATATATATATACTCCCATAATAATTTTCTGTTATATTTAATTGCCCCCCTCAGAGTACTATTCAGTACTCCTCGGGATGTGTGACGTACGTCACATCGTACGCTCAAGAGAAAGGGGTTCGGGAAAATACTTTCCCAACCCACTCGGAAAAGACCCGTTTGAACGGGTCTTCTATAGTATATAGATAATATATACGGAGTCGCTCCGTTTAAGACTCCGCGACTCCTATATATATAATATTTGAAATTTTTTTAAAACAGGTGGGAAAGTTATGCCGTTTCTAAGAGGCGTTAAATCGGCGTTAAGGGACGGGATATGATATGGGACGTAAAGCAGGAAAACAGAGTTATACCAAGGAAGATGCCCAGGCTAAAGTACTGGCTCTCCTAGAGCAAGGTGCGACCGTCACCGCCGCTATGGCTGCCGTAGACCGTCAGGACACCGCCTTCCGTCAGTGGTCAATGCAGAATGCCGACTTTAAGGCCGCCGCTGATAAAGCCAGACTTGCTGGCAAAGGTATTAAGGCTGACCTAGCCGAGATGAAGGATATGCCCTTCCACGAGTTTTCTGAGCAATTCTTAGATTCACGTCTTTTTGACCATCAACTAGACTGGATTGATTTGATAGAGGGAAAGACCCCTCGTTGGCTACCTTCTGGTATGACCTACGAGCCAGGCGACCCGAACCGTGTGTTGATTAACGTGCCACCCGAGCACGCCAAGTCCACTACTATCACAACTAACTATGTAACTTATCAGATTGTAACAAAGCCTAATACCCGTGTTATCATAGTCTCTAAGACTCAGGGTATGGCTCGCAAGTTTTTGGGTGCAATCAAAACCCGACTATCTCACCCTGGGTATATGAAACTCCAGACGGCCTTTGGCCCTAACGGTGGGTATAAGGCAGATGCTACACAGTGGTCTGCCGATATGATTTATCTAGGCACAGGACGCGACTCAGGTGAAAAGGACCCTACGGTTCAAGCATTGGGCTTTGGTTCTCAGATTTACGGAGCGCGTGCCGACTTAATTATCCTAGATGACGTGGTGATGGGTTCTAACGCTCACGAGTGGGAAAAACAAATTGAGTGGTTGCAAAAGGAAGTTATAACCCGTTTGGGACGACACGGTAAACTTATTATTGTAGGAACCCGTGTGGCATCTGTAGACCTCTACAAGATGATTAGAGATGGCTCGCAGTGGACAGGTGGCAAGACCCCCTTTACATATTGTGCTATGCCAGCAGTATTAAGATTTGACGAAAAGCCAAAGAACTGGCAAACTTTATGGCCTGCTACAGACCAGCAGGAAAACGACCTGGACGAGGTACTAGATGATGGGTTATATCCCAAGTGGGACGGACCTTCTCTCTTTAAGCGTCGCTCTGAGGTCGCTCCGTCAGTATGGGCTATGGTCTACCAGCAAGAAGACGTCCAAGAAGATTCAATCTTCTCACCTACCTGCGTCGCAGGAAGCGTCAACGGAATGCGAAAGCGTGGACCGTTAAAGCCTGGAGCACCAGGACATCCACAGCACGTTGAAGGTTATACAGTTATTGGACTTGACCCTGCTATGGCAGGAGCCACAGGAGCCGTTGTCTGTACCTATAACAGGGCAGATGGACGTATCTACGTTCTAGATGCTGTCAATATGACAGAGCCTACACCTGCTAAGATTCAGAATTTGATTGAAGACTGGGTTGAGAAGTATCGACCACAGGAACTACGTATTGAAATTAACGCTCACCAGAAGGCTTACGCCCTGGATGACAACCTGCGCAACTTTCTTGCAGGATATGGAACCCAATTGAACTCACACTTTACTGGTAAGAACAAGTGGGATACATCCTTTGGTGTAGCATCTATGGCTACGCTCTTTGGCAATACCCGCGATGGTAGATTCCAGGATAACAACATTATCGAACTACCCAGCAATGAAGGCTCAGAAGGCCTCAAGACGTTGGTACAGGAACTTATTACCTGGAAACCAGATACTAAGAACCCAACTGACGTTGTTATGGCCTTGTGGTTTGCAGTCATCCGTATTAGAGAGATGATGCAACGCTCAAGCCAAGCATCACAGTACGCTAACAACAGGTGGGCAACTCGCGCTCAGACAGAACGTAGATTTGCAATCAACCTAGACGACGCATTTGCTGACCAGTGGTCACAACAATACAGTTAGGATAACAATGGCATTATCAATGGAGCAGGTAGCCGCACGCGTAGAAGCGTTACGCTACCGCAATAGCGAGCGCGATGCTCGCAACCAGGATGTTCTTGCTGTCCGCAAGGGTAAAATCTCACAGGTATATCCTGACTTCTTCCCAGACGGTGTAGATGCCAATGTAGTAGCCAACTTTATTGATGTTGTAGCCCGAGACCTATCCGAGGTAATGGCTCCACTTCCAGCAGTAAACTGCTCAGCGGCCAACTCTGTCAGCGATAAGGCACGTGCCTTCGCTGATAAGCGTACCCGCATTGCATCAAATTATTTCTCACACTCAGACCTTTCAATCCAGATGTACTCTGGTGCTGACTGGTACATCACATACGGTTTCGTCCCTTTTATGATTGAATTGGACGAAGAAGCAAAGATGCCTCGCATTCGCGTAGAAAATCCAATTGGGGCTTACCCAGAATTTGACCGCTACGGGCGTTGTGTTGCATTTGCTAAACGATATATAATGACTCTTGGAGAACTGGTTACACAGTTCCCAGAGTACGAGCGTGAACTTCTAGGGCCAAACGGATACAAGCAAGACTTGTACTCACAACTAGAACTTATTCGGTACTACGATAAGGACCAGTCCCTTATCTACTTGCCAACAAGAAAGAATTTAGTTTTATCTTATGCAGCCAATCCGCTGGGTAAGATGATGGTTGTCGTGGCGCGTAAGCCATCTATTGATGGTGAACTGCGTGGACAATTCGACGACGTATTAGGTATTCAACTTCTCCGCAACCGTTTCGCCCTATTGGCAATGGAAGCAGCAGAGAAGAGTGTTCAAGCACCAATCGTACTACCTCAAGACGTACAAGAACTCCAGTTGGGTGGCGATGCGGTTATTCGTACCGCTAACCCTGCTGGCGTTCGACGTGTAGAACTAACTCTACCACAAGGCGCATTTACCGAATCAGCATTGCTCAACCAAGAACTTCGCGCTGGTACTCGTTACCCAGAAGGACGTTCTGGTAACATTGATGCAAGCATCGTTACTGGTCAAGGCGTACAGGCTCTTATGGGAGCCTTTGATACACAGGTCAAGGCAGCGCAAGCAATCTTTGCTGCGTCTTTGCGTGATATCATCAGCCTATGCTTTGAAATCGATGAGAAGATTTATCCAGAAGAGAAGACCATTCGTGGTGTTGATTCTGGTTCACCATATGAAATTACATACCGACCAAGCAAGGACATCAAGGGTGATTACTCAGCCGATGTACGCTACGGTATGCTTGCTGGTCTTAACCCAGCACAGGGACTTATCTTTATGCTACAGGCTCTAGGTGGCGGTCTTATCTCTAAGGATATGGCTATGCGTGAACTTCCATTCACAGTTAACGTTACACAAGAACTTGAAAAGATTGAAATTGAAAATATGCGTCAATCACTTCTCGGCGGTATTACCGCTATGGCGCAGGCTATTCCAGCGATGGCAACATCAGGTGGAAATCCAGCAGATATAGTAACCAAGATTGCAGGAGTTATCACTGCGCGTCAAAAAGGTATAAGCCTAGAAGATGCTATCTCAGAGATATTCGCTCCACAGCAACCAGTTCCTCCTGTTGGGGCTGCACCTTCCCCTGTTGAGCAGCCGTCCCCTGTTCCAGGCGCGGCTCCAGCAGGAGGCCTTCCACCAGAAGCACCAATGGGTATGCCACCAGCAGCACCAGCACCAGACATCCAAACAATTTTATCTACCCTTAGTGGTAGCGGCAAGGCTTCGGGACGAGTAACAACTAGGGGATAAAATGACTACGCTAGTAGCGATACAGGGTGACGGATGGTCGGTATTAGGGTGTGATTCTCGCCTTAGTGATGAGCATGGACGATTTCAAGTAAGCAAGACACCAAAGATTGTAGAAAACAATGGTGTGTTGATTGCTGGTTGTGGTTCTTCTCGCGCAAGCAATATATTGCACTATGGATATGTACAACCTAGGGCAACATTAAAAGAAGATTTAAATACTTATATGACACAGAGGTTCGTTCCGCAAATGCGTAAGAACTTTGTTGATGCAGGTATTGATATGAAAGAGGACGGCGATGTTGCGCAAAACGAGGGCGGATTCCTCATCTCAGTCAAAGGGCAAGTTTTCTCAGTTTCTGATGATTACTCTTGGGATACCGATGTTCGTAATGTATACGTTATGGGTAGT